GGAGGAAGGGGAATTGGATTACGAACAAAACTTCTTAACCATCCCATGTTATTATTCCTTATTTATTAGTATGTACCGCAGTCAATGGTATAAGAACCACTAAACGTACCTGAGAAGGCAGGACTAGCAGCATCAGATTTAGAGTTAACGGCTGTAGCAATAGCTGTGAATTCAGCAGTTATTTCAGTGCCTTTAACAAGTTTATTTGTGTCTCCTGTAGCCAAGGCATCCTTAGCTGCGAAGTCCACTGCAATAGTATAATTACTCATATTAGATTGTCCGTCCTATTTTTGCAAACACATCCATCTTCTGGACGCTTAACTCAAAACTGTTTATATTTACCTCAATACCGAACTGAAAGACAGTACCGCTGCCTGAACCCTGAATACGTTGGTTATCAAAGACAACGCCAGCTGTCCACTGAGCAATACCCCACTCAGCAATGTTATATTCAGCGGCTGATCTAGAACCCATAGTGATGTTTCTAGTTTGGTATGAAAGGTTGTAATCGAAGGCGTACTTAATAATAACGTCAGCTTGATTACCGCCGATAAGGGTAAAGCCTAACTTCTTCAAGATCTTGATTGCCTGAGCTTGTCCCAAGTCAAACCAGTTAGAGTAGTAAGCCATACGATAGGTAGCTGTACGGTCTAAGTTACCAGTGTAGTAGCCTACGTAGCTTGTGAAGCCCATGAGGACTTCTTTGGCTCTATTGGAGAACAAAGCTTTAGGAACTAGACTCCACGTTGTAGCCCTTGCAGCACCATTGGGGAGAATAGCCCTTGTATCAAAGCAATATGTTCTACCCTTAGTAGGGAATGTGATAAGGTAGAAAGCGTTGCTGTCCGAGTATACAGACTTGATATTAGCCAAAGTTTCAGCATTAAGATCCTCAACTAAGTCATCACGCACATTGGCGCTAATGTCACGGAAAGGAGCACTCTTCTCTTGAATAGTACGTGAGAGACTACGCACACCACTATCAGACAAGAAGATAACGTCAGTGCCTGTCAAAGCAACAGAGTCTCTAGCACAGCAGCCAATACCAGATACAGTATCTGATAAGGTCATAGAGGCAGGATCGTTAGCGTTTGCGTACACTAGGATTTGACGACGACCAAAGACATAGAGGAAGCCGTTGTGGGCAGCTAAAGCAGTGATCTCGTCTGCTCCGTTAGGCCACACCTCAGAGACATCCAAAGTACCTGAAGTACCTGTAGACACAATATGTCCAGCCAAGAGGTCGCTAAATTGAATAATAGACTTAGAGGTTGCGTTATTGGCTGACCAGATACGACCAAAGGCACTGATAGCACAGTTATTCTGAGCCACTGTACCAAGGGATCCTGTCTTTTCGTTAACACGCTTAAAGGTGGTTGTAGAAACAGCAGGGTCAAACACTAAGGGGTCATAACCAGCTTGGTACAAGTAAAGGACTCCATTCAGAGGAGCCATTTGCCAGTTGTTAGAAGTGATTGTAGGGGCTGTACCACCGCCACCGTATGTCAGGGTAGTCAAGGTGCTGCCTGAGAGTCTGAACAGCTTGTTGTTACCTGCACAGATAGTGTAGCTAGTACCGTCGTTACCGATAAGCTCACCGATGGCTTGAATAGTGTTGCTACCTAAGTCAGTGCTAGTGGTGTTCTTAGCCAACCAACCTTTACGAGCACCGATACGACCAAACTTATCAATCACACAGTTATTAGCAATCGTGGCAAACCCTGACTCAAGAGTTACAGACGAATCTTGAGTATTGATCCCCTTAAATCCGGGGGCTGCAATGGATGATCCTACGAGTTCTTCAGCCATTTTAAGGTGCAGTCCAGTTCATCTCTTCAGAGTAACGATTACGCTCAATAGCAACTTCGTTAGCCAAAGCGTTCTTGTACAAGGCATAAGCCTCTGAGGAAAGGTTACCACCATCTTCACCCCGTTCAGCGATAGCTTTAGCGTAGGCCAACATAGCTACCAAGTGAGCAGGAACCAAGATACGGGTTGTGTTGGTAGACAGTTCAGCTTGTGGGACAACCAAGTTAAAACGGATTGTGAACACACCTGAAGGACGTTGATACAAGTCAACCTGAGTGTCTCCGTTAGTGTCTACACCGTTGAAGTTGTAGTACATAGGGGATCCACGATCAGTATCTGCTGTGAACAGGAACTGTTGTGTCATCCAGTTTGTAGGTGCATTCTGGAGCACAGTGTTGCTTGTGTCGTTAACAACGTCAATCACACGGAAGCGAGTACCTGCACCTGTCAAAGTGTAGTTGTATGTGCCAGCAACTGTGTTCACTGTGACAGTAGAAGACAAGACGTTCCACTCAGTAGCGTCCTCAACCTCACGCTTGGCATCGTTAACCAAGACACCAACCATAGAGGAGTAAGGGGTGTCGTCTACACTCTGCACTGTAGGTTCACGTAGCCTACGGAGTACATTATTAACTGTATCTAAATACGTAGCCATATATTATAGGCCCTCTTTCTTTTCAACTTCAAAGGTGCAGATATAAGACATAGTGCTGCCAGCTTCTGAAGTCATGGTAATGTAGTCTCCTGCCTCCAAGACCATGTAAGCTCCACCATCCAGCTTAAAGTAGTTCTTAGAGCTAAGGCCGTAGTCGCTTAGGATACTGATGTTGGTATTGGCGCTGTGGTCGTGCCAAGTGACAGAAATATTCTTGGTAGACCCTGTACCGTTCAACAAGTACATCAAGTTCCACTTAGCGTAGTAGCCAGTTGGGACTGTGTAGATTGTCGTAGCGGTATTGGCAGTTAAGTTACCGCCGTGGGTAATTGATCTCATTTAGCTTTCTTAGCCTTGTTCTTAGCTGTACGCTGTCCACGCATGGGCATATTGGCCTCTGACATTCCGATTGCGATGGCCTGCTTACGGTTCTTAACCACAGGACCACCTTTACCGCTATGGAGAGTACCTTCTTTGTACTCACCCATGACCTTACCCATCTTGTTTGTCTGTTTCTTAGTTGCCATGATGTCTTATCCTATTAAGTGCTACACTTGACAGTGATAGTGCCAGTAACGTAAGCAGTCACGTTGGCACGGATGTAAGGAGGAGGGTTAGTAATGGTAATCAAACCATCAGCGGTCAAGGCTGTACCGATAGTTGACCATGTAGAGCCGTCTACGCTACCTTGAGCAGCCACAGTAGCTGAGGTGATACCAGATACCTGAATAAAAGCAGGTGCGTTGCTGTCAGTGCCTACGGGCAAAGAAGCGCCAGTAGCTGTTACTGCGCTGAGGAGAGTTCTGAGTGCCATAATGTATTATATCCTATCTTAAATTTTACTGTTTGTCAAGCTCTTTACTTACGTTTCCACTGACTTCTTTATAAATTTGGTACACTTTATGACCAATCATTAAGATAGTGTACACAAGAGTAGCCCAAAGTACCAATTCACTTACCTGATAACCAGCCACTGTAGCCAAGGAAACCCCTACAGGAGGGGCTGTCTTAGCCACTACAGCAGCTGCTGTGTCTACTTGATGCTCAGTCACCTTCAAGCCTCCTCAGAGACCCAAGGAAGACCTTTAGCAGACACAGGGGCCTTCTGAGACTCAATCTGAGCCTCTAGAGCAGCCTCTACAGTCTCTTTGTCTACCTTAGTCCACAACCAACCAAGAACTGTTTCTTCAGTCAGGGTGTCGTAGTTCACGAATGAGTCACCACGTTCTAGGGTTTGTGTGCTGTAAACACCTGCGCTGTAAGGCTTCTCAGGGTCATTGCTAGCCTCAGTTGCTGAAGCACCCCAATGCACTACTGTTACAAGACCATCAGAGGTTTGGCGTTCTAGGTTATTGATTTTCCATGTGATTGTCATGCTTGCTCCAATGCTTCAATACGGGCTGTCAATGCTGTGATGATGGCTTGTTGTTCTTGAAATGCTTTGACTAACAATGGAACGGCGTAACCAAAGTCCATAGTCCAAGGGTTAATTGAACCATCTTCGTTCACATCTTCTATTGGCTTATTTACCAGCCAAGGGGTGACTTGTTGAACTTGTTGAGCAACCACACCAGTCCAAACGCCACGAGAGTTGCGATTGTTTTCACATTGGTCGCTTGGGTCATTCCATGTGTGGTCAACAATTTCCCATTGATTTAACAAGTCAATGGCATTGCGTTCACTTGGCTTGATGTCGGCTTTCAAACGCTGGTCTGACGATGTGGTAATGGCTTGATTGCCAATATACCAAGTGGTTGTTCCAGAACCTGCTGAACCTCTTGACAAATAAGAGTTATCCGACAAAGCATTGTTGATATACAAATAAATGCCTTGTGATGTAGAACCAGTAGAACCAACGGAAATCTGACCGCCTTCAACAACAAGTTTTGACCTAGCGGTCGTAGTCCCCACCAGCAAGTTACCACTGGTGTCGATACGGGCACGTTCTGTTCCGTCTGTTGAAAGCGCAAGTGCAGCTGCTTTTGTGTTTACAATATACATATTTGTACCATCGTGGTACATATAGCCAGCAGCGCTGCCACCAGTTTTTAAAGCCATCAATGAAGTTGAAGAACCATTAACCTCAATAACACCTCGCCCTGAAGTTCCATAAGTAGCCGATGTAGTACCAACCAGCAAATTCCCACTAGCATCAAGACGCATACGCTCTGACGCATCAACTGTAAAGATCATTGCGGAAGAACCTTCAGCGTTCCCTGCATCAGCTTCAAGATATAGATCGCCGTTTACACCACGAACTTGTGTGTAAATAGTTGTTGATGAAGAAGGCTCAAGTCGAAGCGTTGTAGTTCCAGAAGCGCCTTTAGCGTGCAAACGAGTGCTTGGCGAAGTAGTGCCTAAACCCATGTTGCCAGAACTATCAAGACGCATAGCCTCAACACCGCCTTCAGCAAAGGCAATAGTGTCAGCAGCAGGGAAGAAGATACCTGTGTTGGTGTCTCCATCGTTGGTCAAAGTAGGAGCACTTGCTGAACCGTCAGGAAGGGTCAGGATAGAAGGGTTAGTACCCAGTTCAACGACAGTACCTGAAGCATTCTCAGTAAAGATACGCTTATCGGTGACGTTAACAGCTAACTCACCCTGTACTAAATCACTTGCTGTAGGTACTGCCCCTGATGTAGAGCTATTTTTAATCTTAATTGTTGCTGGCATAGTTTATAGTTTCCTTAGTACGTTATTAGTACGTTCCACCGTCAATAGTTCCTGAGAGTTTAGAAGCGTCTAGAGTAGACGAAGAAGTTAGATAACCTGCTGAGGCATGGTTGCCCCATCCAAAAGCTGTATCCCAATTAGTCTGCTTAGTTGTTGTAGGTATTGAGTAACCAGCTGAGAAGGTAACTGCTAGAGTTCCTGAGCTTGTTACTGGATTACCTGATACAGACAACCCTGTAGGTACAGACATATCAACGCTAGTGACAGTACCTGTAGTGCTTGAAGTACCTGCACCGATAGCAGTCCTGAAGTCTGAGGCACTAAGAGCACTTACAGTGTTATCAGCGTTAAGACGTACAAAAGTAACTGCTGAAGGGTTAGTCAGCGTGAATAAGTTACCACCAACTGTAGTAGCGCCTAAGCTAGTTCTACCTGTGGAGGCTGTCAAACCAGTTGCACCACCATCCCACTTCAAACGATCAGTGTAAGCAGTATTCCAGTTGGTAGAGTTATTAGTTGTACTGTACCAGCTAGAAGCTACGTAAACAGGGTCAGTCTCAGTGTAAGACTGTAGAGCAGAATCTGCCTTAGCCCCTTGTGCTGCTGTAGCGTAGTCAGTAGCTGCTGTAGTAGCCGCTGTGCCCAAACCGAGGCTTGTACGACCTGTAGAGGCGTTTAAGCCTGTACTACCGCCGTCCCACTTGAGTCTATCTGTGTAAGCTGTGTCCCACTCAGTCTGTTTAGCTGTGGTTGGGATGCTATATCCAGAAGCCAATGTCAGCGCTAGCGTCCCTGAAGAAGTGATTGGGTTACCAGAGACAGCCAATCCAGTTGGGACAGACATATCCACTGAGGTAACTGTACCTGAACCAGCGTTGGAGTTAACCCAATTAGTGCCGTTGAACTGTAAGCCTTGACCATTGGTTGCACTTGTGATGACAACATCAGTCAAGCTATCCAAAGTTGTAGGTACTGTAGGCTTGTTGCTAAGGTCGTCATAGTCACCTGTGGTAGCAACTGTAGCTAAGTCAGCAGATTGAATAGCTGTGTCAGCTTTAGCGCCTTGAGCAGCAGTAGCGTAAGCTGAAGTATCAGTAGCAGCAGCAGTGCCAAGACCTAAGTTAGCTCTAGCGCCAGCGGCTGTGGCAGATCCTGTACCACCTTGGGAAATAGCGATAAGGATAACTTCGGACTCAACAAGCCCGTCTAAGCTTCCTCCATCACCCCTGTATATTGCCATTTATTATTTGTCCTTAGTGTTCTTAGGCGGTCTACCCATACGCTTCTTTGGTGGAGTAGGTACTACCTCTTCTTCCTCGTAGTACTCTTCATCTTCTTCATCAATCCACTCGTAGCCTTCGTGACCTTCCATACTGTCAATATCTACTTGTTGAGTAAATTCGACGATGTTCCCTGAAACCAGACATCTAAATTTAGCCATGCTATATTTTCTCTTTCTAAAAACTACACCTCGTAGTCTTTAAAAAGCCCCCTCTTCCCGTATAAGATAGAAAGAAGGGGTAAAACTTATAATTATTGTTATTTGTTTTTATCTCAGTGTTAAGCGAGACGACCCACAACCACACGAACGGTTGCAGAAGCCAAGTCAACAGTACCACCTGATTCGTTTTGGAAACGCAAAGTCACTGTGTTAGCAGCGGACACGTAACCGTGAACCACAACACCAGCAGTGTCAATACTGTGTGAAACAGCCAACACCATATCACCCAAAGCAACGCCGGGGACAGTGATTGTGTCACCCACGCCAGCACCATCATTCAGTGAATCAGTGTTCAGAGTGCAAGAAACTTTCCACATTTCAGAGAACATGCCCTGAAATTGGCGAGTACCTCGCTCAGTTACTACAGCGGTAGCAGCAGCCATGATTTATTCCTTTAAAAGTCTAATTGATTTAAGATAACGAGAAAGGCCCCGGAGGGCCAATCTAGTTCAATTAGGCAGGAACAACCAGAGCAACAGCGCCGTCATCACGCAACTCAGCCACGCCGTACAATGTATCAGCAGTGAACAAGTTAGCGAGGAATTGCTGTTGGTATTGAGTCTGCGAACGCACACCCATTTGTTCCACCAACACGAAGGCGTCACGGTGACCCATCAAGCAAACACGTGCTGGTTGAGCAGTACCTGAACCATCGTTAGCATCGGTAGGAGTATCAGCGTTGCTAGACACAAACACAGACACGCCATACAAGCTACCAACTTCACCGTTACGGATGGTGTTACCTTGACCAGCTTCACCAACGAAAGCTTGCTCAGTGTAACGAGCCAAACCCATCAAGGTGTTACGGCTTGAAGGAGGAATGATGAAGAAACGGTTGTCCATGGGGGTATCCACGTCATCCAAACGCTGAATGGTGCGACGGATAGCAGCATCAGTCAAAGCAGCTTGGTTGTCAGTGGTGTAGTCATAGGCAGTAGTACCGTCAGAACCGATGTAAGCACCAGCGTAACGAGCACCAGCACCACCGTTAACAGTACGACCCAACTTGATGATGTCAGAGTCAACTTGCTTACCCAAAGCGTAGCCAGCGTCTTCTGTGTAGAAAGAACGCAAGCTGTTCAAAGCTTGAGCAGCCACGATGTCTTCGATCAAACGGCTGTATTCGTAGTGCTTGTTGATAGACACTGGAATGTCGGTATCAACGTTAGCGATCAAAGTCACTGCGTTAGCTGCAACCTTGAGCGAAGCATTGCCACGGGTGGGGCTAGGAATGTGAACAGTGTCACCCTTCTTGCCACGGTGAGACATCTTCTTGATGAGGTTAGCAGCAACCAAGTTCTTCTTGTATGCAGCGACGATCTCATCAGACCAAATCTCGGGGATAAACGCATCAGCGTTGCTAGTTGTTACGGCATTTGTGCCGTCAAAAGTAGTTGCCATTTTTAAAGCTCCTAATAATAGATATTAAATAAAATTACTTAACACGACCTTCTTGATATGCTCTCATAATGTCGTCAGACAGAGCTTCATATCGAGCAGGGTCAGTCATACGAAGACGGATTAGATCAGCCCGTCGATAAACTTTCTTAGATGACTCTCCTGTACCGCCTACATCAACAGCTGCACTCTTCAAAGCACTTTGACGGGCAACCTCTCCGGCTGCTTTAGTCTCTTGTGCCTTTACAGACTTGATCTGTTTAAATGTAGACAACAACTCATTGGCACTGTCGTAATCATATTCAGCGTCTGCTTTAGCGTACAAGCCCATGCGAACGGGTGAAGATTTTACCCAGTTAACAAACTCTGGATCTTGTACAACTTGTGTGAAATCAGGGTGATCTGAGTTCAACTTCTGCTGAATCTGCATTTTCTTGAATGTCAAAGCTGCTTCACGAGCTGCGATAACATCAGGGTGAGCTGACAGTTCTTTCTGAATTGCTTTCTTGGGGTCTTCAAAGAAGTCAATTTCAGGCTCTTGCTGTTCAATGTGTTGAGGCTTAGATGCGAGACTTTGTTTCAGGAGTTCATCGGCTAACTTACGAACCTCACCAACCTCTTGAGCTTGCTTACCAATGAGCTTTTCAGCCTCTTGGTGCATCCTAATGATGTCTTCTGCTGTCTTGCCCTTGTATTTCTCGGGGACTTCAAAAGCTGGTTGTTGGGGTTCAGGGGCTGTCTGTTGTACTTGTGTTTCAACAGCTTCCAGTTCACTACCTGAGCCTAACTCTTCGTTATCATCTACTAACATATTGAATTTCCTTTCCTGCCGGGTATAACGGTTCTAGGAGTATTTAAAAATAGAAACTACTTCTCGGCCTTATAATGTGGCTTATGAGTTTTGTTTTCTCTCTTGTACGAGCTTTTCAGCCCGTTTGCGCTCCCATGCGTCATAGGCACTTGGAAAAGAGCCTGTAATGCCTTCTAACTTCATCATGGGGGCAGAGACAGTTCGTTGGGCTTCAGCGCCGCACACCTTACAAGAAGTTGTGTACACATCGTCCTTAACTAATGCCTCGGTTTTGTGGGAATTCTCACAAAGGAAGTCAAAGAATCGTAGAGCCATAGTTAAATGTCCCCCGATGCCTGAAGATCTTCGTAAGTCTTCTCATACGAGCCTTTCAGCCCTAAAAGCCAATTCAAGATGTCAAGCTGTCCTTTACGGAAATAAAGTTCTTGTGTGTCCGCGACAGTTGACAGGTCGTTATAATTGGTTTTAACCTTTTGAATGTCCTCCATGAAGTCCTTCCACCCTAAGGTAGCCATCATAGAGAACGCTTCTTCATAAAATTTCGCTAGTTCTTTGTCCATTAGGAGAACGTATTAGTTACAATAACGCTACTCTATCACAAAAGTAGCACTTTGTCAAGCATTTATTTCAAGTTTTTAAGCTTTTCTCATCATTTGGAGGGCAGCGATGCGCTCATTTGACTGAATATCTGCTGCTTTAAGGTTAATTTCCTTCTCTTTCAGCACACGATCAGCCAATTGGAGGCGTTTACCGAAGTCGTCGCCACGGTCTAGGTTGTTGGAAGCTGCCTGAACCACTTTAACTCGCAGTTCCTCTGGCATCATCGCAGTCTCAACCTGAGTTTGTTGGGCATTTGCAGCTCTTTCAGCTGTCTGAGCCTGCAACAGAGCCAACTGAGCCTGTGCTGTCTGCATTGCAAGCATTTGTTGGGTCATCTGCATCTGTTGTTGCTCAGGATTTGGCTGCATCATTTGATCCAAGCCAGCTAGCATCTCATTCTTGTTGCTCAGTGAGCTATTCTGGACGATACCCTTCAAGATAACAGGCAAAACAGGGGTATCAGGGCCTAAAGTCTGCAACAGAGCGATAAACTGCTGTTGTTCGTACTCACGTGCCATGATGCCCAAGGTAGCTGTAGGCATGAAGTTCATGTCGACTGAGGGATAACGCTCAGGATCGAACTGCATGTAGCGGAAAGCAGCCTTCTTGATGAATGGGATCAGGAAATCCTCTTGGAAGTTGGTCAAGGTACGCTTGTACTTCTTGATGATAGAAGCCATAGCAGCGGACATACCAGCCCCGCCAGCGTCACGAGACACCTGAGACACCATACCTTGAGAATCCAAGGTTCCTGTAGCCTGTAGGAGCATACGCTCGAAGGCTTGGGCGGTGGTCATGTTGTTACCATCTGTCTGACCGAACTTGAACGGCTGGAGGATCTCGTTGGGGTTACCGTTGGTCAGGATGGCCTTACCGGGACGAACCTCGAACTTAGCACCACGGGGCAGACGGGTAGCGTCAATGCCGATCATAGGGGCTGTGGTCAAAGCCAGTGAGTCCAAATGGCTACGCATCTGAGCGTCAATAGCCTTCTGCATGTTGTAAGCTTTTTCCACTGTGCCACGACCAAGGATACGGTTAGGGACTGTATCGTCTTGGTACAACACAACCGGACGATCCTTCATCATGTAAGGATTCTCTTCAGCCTTGAGCAGAGTGGAGTCGTTGACGATAACGACAATAGCTTCCACCATGTCAGTGTACTCGTCAGCATCGCTCTCTTCAGGGAACAAGTCCATCAGCTCTTCTTTGTCACCCATGTCAGTGAGGTATTCACGGGGGACTAAGCCATAATATGTCAACAGCTTAACTTTGTCTGTCTGGTACTGTGTGTCTTCCTGAGTGACTTCCAAGTCCTCAGTGTCGTACATAGGGCCAACGTTGACCTTACGATAGATACCATCTTCGATACCTTTGACGATCTTGTGCAGGCCAACGTACTTCTCAACGGCTACGCCCAAGCAGTCATCCACTGATGTACCGTTAGGGTCAAACAAGAAGTTCTTGGGGTTGACAGGCATGATCTTGACTGCTGTACGGTCTTTCTCTTGAACACCGATAGCTGCCTGACCGATAACACCGGGGATAGGTTGAGTAGCTGGAACGTACTCTTTCTCAGTCTTTACG